AAGCTTCGCAAAGGCAGGGTGTGCAGCACCGAGTTCGTCTGCAAAACTGGTGGACACGATGAAGCGGGGCGGAAAGCGTCCGGCAGACCCCTCCTCTACTGCGGTCAACGGTGCAAGGCCGCTGCTGCATTCGCGAGAGCGATCGCCAAGATGGAGCCGCCAGCCGTTGACGGGGGAGACCAATGACCTTCAGGCTACCGACAGCAACGCCAACACCGCCAGCAATCATCCACTTCACCGAAGAGTGCGGCGGCCAGTGTCCAGTCCAGGCGACCGGAACTGTCGACGGCTACCCGTTCTACTTCCGAGCCAGAGGCGTCTCAAGGGTGGCAATCGTTGAAGCAGGGCTTGACCCAGTGTCAGCCGTGCTTGGGCAGCAAGTCGACGGCTACAGCGTTGTTCTCGATGTCTACGCCGGCATCGGCTATCCGGGCTGGTGGGATCCGGAGGACTGCCAGAAGCAACTCATTGTTGTTCTGGAGGAGTGGGCGGAGAACAAAGAGCGCTGGATCGACGCAGCGAAGGGCCGCAAAGACTGACGCAAATCGCCCCGACTACCACGAAGGCAGCCGGGGCGGTTGACGCGAAGTCGCTGACTAAGCGGCGGTCACGAGGAGCAGGATGTTGTTGCCAGCATCACGCATGACGATACCGCCAGTGCTCATGTACATGTAGGTGACCTCATCGAATCCGAAGACCTGACGGGGCAGGATCTGGATGCCGGCCACGGTCTCGTGGCTGATGCTGTCGGGCTCGTCGTTGTAGAACAGGATCGCATCGACGCCGGAGACGCCGTTGAAGTCCTTGAGCTCGCGGGCGGCCTCGATGCGGGCGATCTCGTCGTTGTTCCGCAGGAAGTACTCGCCGAGCGTGGTGTCGCTGGCGGTGCTGTTCTGCGTCTGCATGAGGAGGTTCTTCACGCGGGGGCTGGTGACCATGCGGTTGGGCATGAACACGGCGCCAGACTGCTCACCGGGGTAGTTGGCGGCAGAGTTGAGCTCAGCCAGCATCGCAGCAGCGGTAGCGGACCCGTCGAACGCGGTCGCGGCGGTCTTCTTGGCCAGGTACGGGTAGTTCAGAACTCCCTTGTAGCCTTGGTCCTCGTCTCCGTTCCACAGGGCGTGGTTCAGGAACTTCTCCATCACCTTGCGGGCGCCGCGCAGCTTGCGCTGGTAGGCGTTCAGGTTGGCGAAGTTGCTGCTCATCATCTCGAAGAGGTTCATCTCCACCGAGGTCACGATGTGACGGACGGGGAACTGCTCTTCCTTCTGACGAACGCCGACGCGAGGAGCGTTGTTGCCGCCACGGTGCCAAGCGGCCTCGCCATCGTACAGGAGACGACGGACGGAGTGGGTGCGGGCGCCCTGTGGGATCCCGGTGCCGGTGGCGAACATGTTCAGCGCGTTGTTGGCAGGCGAGGCCTCCTCGAGCACCTTCTGGTGAACGAAGTCGAGGTCACGAGCAAGGGCCAGGCCGCCAGCGTCGGAGAAGGCGTCAGCGTTGTACACCTCCTCGTAGCCGTCGACGCGCACGCCCTTGATGCGAGCCGCGAGACCGGAGTCCTTGGCCAGCAGGGTGTCGAAGGCGTCAGCGTTCTGGTGCTGGGCCCAGGTGGAGAAGCTATCACCCGAGAGCTTGATTGCCTCAAGCCGACTCAGGAGGGCATCGCCGTGGGCGAAGGGGCGCGAGTTTCCCCGGCCGTCAATGTGGAGGACAGTCATGGGGAATCCTACTGGGCAGCGGCGCGGGTGGAGCGCCAGTTGAAGGAGATCTCACCGATCAGGTCGGTGGCGACATCACCGGTGTCGGTCCGCTCCCAGATCACGGAGGGCAGAAGCAGCCGCGTGGAAGAGGTGGCCTGGAAGCACTTGCCGATGTCATCGCTGGTGGCGTCCATCTCGACGTAGACGCCGTCACCGAAGGAGATGGTCTCGCTGGAGTCGCGACTGACCCAGTAGTGACCTTCCTGACCGACCTTGACGCCAGCGTTAGCGGGGTACGCCACAGTGTCGCCGCCGATGGTGGTGGTCTCCTCGTCCAGGGTAGCCTTGGACAGCCCGATGAAGGACCGGATGAGGCTGGTGACTGGAGAAGGGCCGGTGGTGTAGGCGATGGTCTCCAGAACGTTGACGCTGTCGTCTGAGGAGACGTTGGCATCGAACTCGAGGCCAGCCTTCTCGGCGGTCAGGGTCCAACTGGTAGCGCCGGCAACCGCGACCACGGTGTTCGCGGGCAGCTGAGCATTCAGCTGAGCCACGAGAGCGGTGATGGAGGTCGCGAGGTCAGCGGCCTGCACGTGCTCGGCGTCAGCGATGACGGCTCCGCTGTGCTTGTCGATGACCTGGCAGCGGATGATCTTGCCGACCTGGTAGGTGAAGGCGCCGGTCATCACCTGAGCGGTGTACAGGCTCGACTTGGGCAGGGCGCAGGGCGGCATGCGGTCGGAGGCGGACAGGGCCAGGGCGACCAGGATCAGGCCGAACCCGATGGAGTCAGCAGCGGCGTTGGAGGTGCCGGCGCTGGTGGTCAGGCGGGAGTCTGAATCGGAGGCAGTGAAGGCCAGACCGGAGACGGTGCTGGTCAGGGTCACGGTGTCGACGCCATCGGAGACGGCCACGACCTGACCGCGAACGGCGGGCTCGGAGTTGTGGGCTACCGCGAGAGCGTCAGCGATCTCGATCTTGGTAGCCGAGGCGTCCGAGGTGGTGGTGATGTCCACACCGTTCACCGTGTAGGTGTAGATGGTGCTGTTGGTGGCGGTGTCAACCACGACGGTCGCGGTCTGCTTCGCCTGGGGCGCGCTGTTGATGAAGTCCCGAACGCTGTTGAACGGGCTGTACTGGGAAGGCTCACCGGGACGACCCTGGAGAAAACGATCTCCCCGGACATCGGTGGCCTGCTGGCTGATGGTCATGGCCATCTCCTATTCTAAGGGCCGAAGCCCGGTGGGTTTACTTGGTAGGGCGATTGGCTTCGAAGGACTTGTTCCAGGTCTTCGCGGTGGAAGTCTGGATCGGCTTGGCGGGCTTGTCGTAGCTGTCCTTGCGGCGCTCCTTGCGGAGACCGGACCACGAACCACCGCCGTCGACCTTGATCTCGGGGAGCATGTCGAAGGCGGCAGAGTAGTAGGCGGGCTCAGCGTCGGTCTTGGCATCGGTGACGACGGCGACGACGACGGCCTTGGTGAGGGCCTCGTTGTCCATCTCGTCAACCTTCTCGACCTTGGCGACCTTGGCGCGGGCTTCGAGGACCGAGCGCTTGGCGTGCCAATCCTGCAGGGCGGGCAGGTCCATGGAGTCGGCGCGGTGCGCTTCCTGCTCGGTGGCCAGGTCGGCCTCTGCCTTGGTCTTGGCAGCATCGGCGGCATCAGCGCGCTCAGTGGCGCTGGTGACCTCGACCTCGGCAGCGTCAACACGCTCAGCCTTGTCCTTGATGTCTTGTGCGGCAGCGGTCACCTTGGGCCCGAGGGTCTCATCAGTGTCGGCGGCATCTACTCGGACGCTGAGAAGCATCGCGACGGCCAGAAGAGTGGGGTTCATCTTTGGTTCCTCCAGCGCAGGAGCGCCATCAGGTGGTGAGTCTACTTGGTTGTCGTCAGAGTCTACCCGCAAGCGGACTTCGGAGCCACCGCGAGCCCTATCAACAATGGCGAGGTGGTCATACAACCGGCCCCGCTGGATGGCATCGTAGGGGCCAAACTCGTCGTGCTCGCCGGAGGTCATTTCGACCATGACGATGTAACCGGGGCTGAGTTCGACGGACTTCAGCGACTCGATGGCCTGGATAGCCTCGGCGTCCCGAACGATGACTTTGACTTGAAGGAAGCCGTGCTCATCGACCCAGACCTTGGGCACGTCGCCAACACCAAGCCGTTTCACATTGTGCGGCCCGACCGGCCTGTCTGCGGGTTTCGGGTGCTTGAAGGTCGCCGGCTTGTGCTTCAACGAATCCATCGAGGAGGGCCGAGCCAACTCATCCGGCAGCACGAGCTCCCGACGAATCCCGTTCGGAGTCCGGTACTCAAGGATCCCCGGCTTGGCCGCGTAGCCCTCAAGGATCAGGTAGCCCTCTTTGGTTTTGCGGGGTGGCCCGAGTTGTCCCCGATCGTAGCGGTACGACGTGGGCGCGTCTTCATCGGAGTCGGTGCGGTACTGTAGGACGGTCACACGGGCCTCGCGCGCGCAAGAGATACCCAAGAAATACCACGGGTTCGGGGCACGGGCAACACGGGCGGCGATCGTTGATTGACTTGTCATGGCGTTGCGTTATAGTTCTGGTGAATCGAATGGAGAACGATATGATTGACTTCTACAAGGTGGAAGTGACGAACTCGTGGGAACATCTCACCTACACCGTCAACGGCGTGAAACTCGTTGAAGTCGACGGGCGCTGTGATGTGAGGTTCCCGGATGGCGTCATTTCCAACGTCAAGTACACGGCAACCTTCAGGACCATCCACTACTCCGACCAAGGCCACGACTATCCGGTGAGGCAGTTCCATCCGATGCTCAATCTCACGATTCTCGGCGAGTCCGTCCGTGTGCCAATGGCTGGCAAGATGATCGGGAATCTCAAGCAGGGCCCCGGCGTGCTGCGCGGAACTCCGGGCAAGGGAGGCCGGCCATGAGCACCACAACAGAAACCATCACAAGAGTGATCTGCCCACACTGCTTCAAGCCAGCCGGGCGCATCGACCATCTACTCGACAGTAAGCGCCAATGGGGCTCGTGGTACTGCGACCATTGCGGCGGGGCCTACGAGGGGACCGTGGATGGCCAGGCTGTCACCGTGAAGGCTCGCGCCGAGCGCCGCATCAAGACGCTTGAGGTGCTCCAGTTGGAGGGCGGGACGCTCGTGCTTATCGTTGAAGGGATGCGCTTCGAGAGCCACGGAGAACAAGGGAAGGACCAAAGCTATTTCTATGACGAGCACACATGTCCAGAGAACTACCACCGCGCCGTTGCCGCCGTGTGGGAGTTGTGCGGGACCGATGAACAGCAGATTGAGGACGACCCACACGGCGTCTACTCCTACATCGGCGGCATCGATCTGGAGCAAGGCGAGAGTGGTCGAGATGCTGTTGAGCGTCTTGAGCCTCAGCTGAAGGCGCTGCTCGGGGTCGAGTCATGCTGACCGTCGAGCAAGTCCAAGAGGCAATGCGGCTGCCCGGCTTCCATTGGGAGCCCGGCATGAACACGCAACTGCCGACCCTGAAGTACTTCGGGCACCGGCTCAGCAGGAACGAGAACCCCCATGGCGAATACGACTGGCCGCACGATCTCGGTCTTCGAATCGTCGACGCCTACGACGAGCGCACCGGCTACATCCTGCTCTCGATGCTCCGGCACCGCTACATCCTCAACGTGATGCGCGAGGACCGGCAGCCCATGCTTCGATGGCGCGACGAGTTCGGGCGCATGAGCGGGACACCGGCAAGCCAGACGATGGGCGAGGCCGTGATCCGGTGCGTGCTTCTGCGGGGTGAGTGGTGATGCTCGACCCCCGCTTCACCTTCCAAGGCCTGAAGCGACCCCACCACCCAAAGCCCCGACCGCTCGCCGAGCGCCTTGGTCTCGACGCGCAAGCAACCTGGGCCCCTGAGTTCAGTCAGGAATCACGGGCTCAGCGGTGCACCGGCAGTTTATCGGCTCGCCGGGCCGGCCCTCTCCGGGGGCGCCTGTGACCCAACTGAACGTCTGATTGTGCAACTGCTCATGACTCGTCCTGACCCGGCTGTCCCCGCTGTCCACCCAAACGAACTCAGTGATCCCGGCCGCCTCTTGGCGTGCTCGGGTGATCTGGCTGTTGAGCGTTGAGATCTGGTCTCGCGCGAGCAGGTCAGCCCGCCGAAGCCCGACGCCAGTCCGCTCCCTGATGATCTTGGCGAGGTCCTTCGTCGTGGTCCCCTCGATGACGGCCTTTGAGACCTGCTTGGCTACGTCGTCCAGATAGGTGTGGCCCATGTTGGTGATGAGATCGGCGTTCGTCCGGGCCCAGTTGTTGATGATGTCGCCGGTGAAGGCATCACGCACTGGGACCTTGACCTGAATCCCGAGTGTGCGCTCTGCGTGCCGGTCCACGCCCTTGCCGAAGGGCAGCAGCCTCTTGGGGCGAATCAGCGCGATGGACGGCAGCACGCGGCGCAGGGCCTCAATCATCACGTCGAAGGCACGCACGAAGACGGAGTCCGAGTCAGCGCGGAACATGGCATCGAGGTCTTCCCGTTCTTGGGCGTCCTCGAGCAACTCGGCTACCTGGTCCGCAACGAGCGCCGTCAGGATCTTCACCCTACGACGCAGGAACCGCGCATACTGGCCCTCCCACTGGCGGGGGTAGTATTTGGCGCGCTTGGTGGTCGCCTCAGATCCAGGTGCTGTGGTTATGGCCGCCACGGGCTACTCCTTGAGGGAGAGGCCTTTAGCCTTGAGCAGTACCTTGATCTCCTTGAGCACGGCGGGGCCGATACCATCGGAGTCGAGCAGGTCCTTCTCGGTGTAGTCAGCGAGGAAGGAGAGGTCGGGCACCTTGTTGACCTCCATCCACGAGGCGAGTCGCTTGCCGGGCTTCGTAGGGGCGGGCTCTTCCTTTTTGGGCGGCTCGACCTTTCGCTCAAGCTCAGGCGCGACCCCAACCAACCGCTCAACCTCGACGGTCTCAACCTCGGCGATCATGACCTGAGCAATCAGGAAGTCCTCGCAGCCCCTACCGAAGACGGTCTTGCAGGCGCGGCGCGCGGAGTCCAGGCGGACGGCGAACTCCTCATCACTCAGGTGGTCCAGGCTCGCAAGGCGGGCCACCGCGTCACGGTCCACGGGCTTGGTGAAGCCGATGATGAAGTGCTTCTTGTATCGGGCGAGAGCTCGGCGCAGTTGTTCGGTCATGAGTTCCTCCTCTGTCTCAGGCTATCGCCGAGCGGGGCGGCGGTCAATCGCGGGGCGGGATCGTGTGATCGTGTTCCTTGACGCGTCGTTACAGCGTGCTATAGTAGAAGCAGAACGGAGAACGACATGAACGCAACGCAATTGGCCAAGAACTTCACCCGCCTCGGTATCGAGGGAATCATCCGAACCAACGAGAAGACCCTGAGCACCCTCGACATGCTGGACGCCCTGTGCGGGCGACCCAGCCGGCGACGCTGAGAAGCGGAAGTTCTGGGAGGCGATGGAGCAGCACGCGCTGGGGCTTGGTCCTGACCCGCGTGAAGGGCGGACCGACTTCACGCCGTGGACGCTACGAGGTGAAGGATGATGAACGTGAGAATATCGATCCTCCTCTCGGACAAGGACATGAAGGCGCTACTCTTTCACGATGGTCCAGTCTCACGCAGTGCTCCACCCTTGGAGTGGACTCCCGACCTTATCGCCGCTGTCAACGCGACAGCCGTATCTCTCGGCATGACTGAGGTGAGGGTGGTGAATGGAGAGCGCGTCTACCGCGAGCCGGTGGCTGGAGAGTGGCTCGACTTGACTGCTCCCGTGGTAGACTAAGCCAAGCCCCCGACAAGGCGCCCGCCCCGAGCAATCGGTGGCGGGTTTTCTACTCTGCGGCCTGCTCCTCAGCGATCCGCTTCTTCTCCTCCTCCATCGCCAACCGCGTGCGCTCAAGGTCGGCTGCATCCTCGGCCTCAGCGTCGATCGGGAGAATGCCCTGATCCCCGCCAGGCCCGAATCGGGAGGCGGCTACGTGGTCAGCAGGCAGCACGCCGGCGTCGGTGTAGTTCTTGTCAGTGCGCGAGTTGATCTCCCCGATCTCGGCCTCTTCCTTCTTCGTGAGCTCGCCGAGGGGCACAAACTCAAGGTTCCAGTCGGCCTCGAGGCCAGCAAACGGCCCCTCGCTCGCGGCGAGCATCACCGTGTACAGCGGCTCAAGGTTCGGCCGATAGATAGTCTCCTGCACGCCGGCCACCATGTTCGCGTCGTGGCGCTGGCTGCTCTCCCCGTCGCTGTTGAGGCCTCCGGGGGTCTCCCCGAACAGGCGCACCTGAGACATGCCGGTTGCAGCAGCGAGTGCGCTACGGGCGGCGTTGTCCAGCTTGTCGAAGCCCGTGACGTTGGCGACGTGGCTCTTGAAGTCCTCGCCCTCGTTCATGATCGCCATGTTGTTGGCGCTGAGCCCCATCGCGAGCGCCTTCATCCGCATGGCGAAGGTCGCTGCCTGATCGCTCAGGGTCATCGTGCTGACGTCCTTGATCGTCAGGATGTCCCGCGTGAGTTGCTGAGCCTGAACGGCGCCACCTTGGTCAACCGAGGTCTTGTTGCGCAGCTGGTCCCAAGCAGCCTGCAGCACGCTGTCGTCAATGCCGCCCTTCGCCACCGACCGGCTAGGCGGGAGTTTGGCGCCTGGCCAG